GACCCTGAGCGTATGCAGCCATAATTTCATCTTGTAGCTGGTAATAACGATCTGGGTCTTCCAGTTGTAAACGGATTAGATCCGCTCTTCGATAGACCTTTGCAGAAGTAGCACCAGTAGTAGAACCAACATCAACAGTAGCTGATTTGACTGCTGCTTTCTGTGCCGCTTTAATCTCTGGCGCAGGAGCAGAAGCTGCAGGAGCTACTGACTTAGGTTTAACATAATTCCAAGTACTAAGAAGTTCTGCTGCAGAATCATAGTCCATATTTGCGTCAGCCGCTGCGTATAAACGCAAACGAACTGGAGAGGCTTTAACCCACTCAGCAAATTCGGGGTCTCCTACAGTAGACTCAAAGTCAGGAAATTCTGTCTTAAGCCTATTTAATGTTTGCATCCTTTTAATCTCAGCCGTTTGTTCCTTAGCTTCTCTGACTGCAGGATGGTTCTCTACTGCTTGATTTACTGCCCTCTTCGGATCTTCAAAGAAATCGATCTCGTCTTCTTTTGTGACCTCAACTTCTTTCTTAGTGTCGAGTTGTCGCTTGATAAGTTCGTCTGCAAGCTTGCGTACTTCACCAACTTCCTGAGCCTGTCTACCAATTAGCTTCTCAGCCTCTTGGTGCATCCTGATTATTTCATCAAGACTCTTGCCCTTGTACTTGGTAGGAAGATTCTCCTCTTCAGGAACCACTTCCTGTACGGCTTCAACTTGAGGTTCTTCAGCTACTTGCTGAGTCTCTTGCTGAGTAATATCACTTGCTTCAAATAACTCTTCTTGCGTATCGGTAAAAGTTGCAGCCACATTATCCTCCTGTCCACAACGGATTCTAGGAACTTTAAAATGTCACTTGGAATCAGCTTTGCTGTTTCTTGTAAGCGACTCTAGTTGCTTCTTCGTGCTTTCTAGCCCACGCATCACACGCTGAAGGAAACGCACCTGTGATGCCCTCCAGACTGATACGGGGTGACGAGATAATACGAGAAGCTTCATTGCGACAATGCGGACACTCTATTGAGCGTACCTCATCATCGACCAATTTTTCGGTGAGGTGGTCTTTAGCGCACCTGAACTCAAATATCCGTTTCATCTGTTAACTCCCTATAGGCTTCTTCCGAAGTTTGCTTAAGGTTTATTACCCAGTTTAGGATATCTAACTGTCCTTTGGCGTAGTGTAATGAATGTCTTTATCCACAGTTTCTCCTATCTAGGACTGTGTTGTATTTCTACAACATATAATTTATTATACCATACTTTTCTTGATTTGTCAAGTACTTATTGAACTTTTCTATTCATCTGAGCTTCGACAATGTTTTCCTTAGTTTCAATCTCTCGTTCCTTTAGGATAAGCTCAGCTACCTTGGCACGGCGCTCAAACTCTCCTTGGTTGGAACCATCTAAGTTAGCAGATACTGACTGAATTACCTTAGCTCGTAGTTCCTCTGGCATTAGCTGAGCTTCAACCATAGTCTTCTGAGCCTTAGCTATAGCTTCCTGAGCGTCAGCTTGGGACTCTGCTGCCCTAGAGTTAAGCTCGTTGATCTGCGCCTGAACCAGTTGGATCTGGGCCTGCATCTGAGCCTGCTGCATAGCCTGAGCTTCTGGGTTAGGCTGGTTCATCTGGTCTAGGGCTGCTGCAAGTTCTTCCTTATTGGACAGACTGGAGCCTTTGATGATGCCTTTCAAGACCAAAGGCAGTATAGGACTGTCAGGACCAAGGGTTTGCAAGAGGCCGATGAACTGTTGCTGCTCGTACTCTCTAGCTACCATGCCTAGGGTAGAGGCTGGTGTAAATCTAAAGTCCTGAGATGGGTAACGCTCTGGATCAAACTGCATATAACGGTAGGCTACCTTCTTAATCAGAGGAATCAAGAAGTCATCTTGGAAGTTCATAAGAGCCTGCTTGTTCTTCTTGATGATAGAAGACATAGCTAAGGACATAGAAGCACCGCCAGACTCTCCCTGAGCTACAGAACGAGTCATAGCCTGACTATCTAACGTACCTGTAGCTTGCAGTAACATGGTCTCAAACTCTTTAGCAGTAGAAATGTTGCCTGCATCGGTAGAGCCAAACTTAAATGGAAAGAGGATCTCATTAGGATTACCGTTGGTAAGCAGAGTCTTTCCGGGTTGAACCTTGTAGCTTACACCACGAGGGAGCCTTGTAGCATCCGCTGCCATCATAGGGGCCGTAGTCAGTGCTAAAGAGTCCAGATGACTACGGAGTTGAGCGTCAATAGCTTTCTGCATATTGTAGCCCTTTTGCACGGTTCCCATACCTACTAACCTACCCGGAACCTTCTCAGGTACATAGGTTACAATAGGACGGTCTTTCATCATGTATGGATTAGCTTCTGCCTTAAGTAGATATTGTCCGTTAGCAATAACAACTATAGCCTCAACCATGTCTGCATAACGGTCTGCATCGCTATCTTCAGGGAACAGATCTTCTACTTCACCTTCTTCATTCTCTAACTGCTCTAGATACTCACGAGGAACTAACCCGTAGTAGCGAAGGACTCGTACCTTGTCTTCTTGGTAAAGTGAGTCCAGTTGATTTGGGATGAGATCAGCGTCACTAAACTCAGGACCAATATTAACCTTTCGATAGATTCCATCTTCAATACCTTTAACCACTTTAAATAAACTTGTGTACTCCTCAACAGCTACGCCAAGACTATCATCTACCGACTCAGAGTTAGGATCCCAGATAAAGTTACGAGGATGTACTGATTTAACAGGGATAGATACACGTTCTACTTCCATTACACCAATAGCTGTAGCCTGTCCGTTTGGCATTGGCTGCATAGCTGGCTGCAACTCAACTGTAGATTTAACATGAATCTCAGCCACACCAAGGCCAAAGACTTCTGCATTACGATTTACTTCTGACCAAGTCTTGTCTACTTTGTCTTTCTTTAAGTCATCATGAAGCTGACGCTTAACAATCTCAATGTCCATCTCTTGCTGATCAGCAGCATCATCTTCCATCTCAAAGAACTCTCCACGACCAGTGGTGGCTTCGATGATCTCTGAGGTTTTATTTTCTACAGCCTGTCTGATAGCTGGAGATACAATCTTAGCTCTCTCTGATTCACGAGTCTTGTCTTCATCAGACCACACGCCATAATAGAGGCGCTCGTACTCATCCCACTTAGCCTGATAGTTTGTATCACGGTATTCTTTCCACCGATCACAATGATCAATAATAAAGGCTACTAATTCTTTATCTGATTCTGATACTGGGTCTTCTTGAAAGTCACTCATTGCATATCCTCTACTGTACTAGGAAAAGGAGAAACATAATCTAGACGTGCGTCTAAAGCGCCGCCCTCGTTATTAATAAACTCTGTTGGTCCAAGAGGACGGTCAAATGCTGCCATCGTATCTCTGTCTTGTCCCATCGTTGCTGGAAATACTTTACCTTTAGTTTTATCTTCTGAACCAGAAGTACGTGCAAAGAAAGGATCTTCAAATCGTAGCTGTACGTTACGTGCCTCAGCCTCGCCATATGCTTTTAAATAATCACGAGTAGCTTTTTCTTTGTCAGCCTTAGACGCTTTTTCCCAAGACTTGTCAGTGTACTTCTTTAAGAATTTATTTTTATTCGTTCCCTGTAGGAAGTTTTCTATTTGCTGAGCATAGTGTTGCGACTCATGAAGCAAACCAGAAATAACAGCTACTGGGTCTTTCTTAACAAACGGGTCCGAACCAATATTAAGATCAATGACTTTACTGTCTAGGTTATACGCACCAAATGATAAAGGTTTGTCTGGTTGATTCAGCATCCTGACTTCTCTATTAGCTAAGTCTGGATAAAACTCATACAGCTTTGGGTGGCTTAACAAGTCTTGCACTCGATAAGTCTCACCTTCCTCAAGCATATCTACTGGTATTGTAAGCCTTGCGTCTGTATCAGGAATCTCAAACCTTAGCTTATCATCTGGCCCATAACCCATACCAGTTCTAGTTACTTGGTCTTCAAAACTAGCGCCACGCTTAGCCATCTCTTTTGCTAGTTTCATACTGCCTTCCATAAGGTCAGTCTCTTCATCAGAAGCAGAACGCAAATAGTTCATTAAAGCTTTTTGACCGCCGATAATTTCAGGGCGTGATAGTTCTGGTGGTTTCTCTTCAAACAAAGATCTTCCACTTTTACCAGACGCAGTAATAAACTCTTCTGGTATTTCTAAGAGTCCTTTAAATAAACGAGCAATAGCCATGTTAGTATCCTGATATTTCGTCTAGGGCTTCGTACTCTTCGTCTTCAATCATATCTGTAAACTCAGTTATGCCAATCTGATCTATGTAAGCTAAGGCATCAATCAAGTCATCGTGTACTGCGCTATTCGGAAAGTTAAGAAGCTGGTCTACAAACTGCTTAGTCCACTCGCCTCTAACTAACTTAATCCTTCCATGCTCGAAGCGTCCCTGTAAAGCCCATACTATGCGGTCCGTCTTCTTCTTGTTGCCATGTGTCAGTTCTATCACTGAGATGAAAAACGACTTCTTCTTCATCAAGTCTTGTAGGTACGGGAGTACGGCGTTCCGTGCCATTCCCCGCTCGATACCTACTAGCCGCACATCGTAACTTCTTGCTGTTTCTAATATCTTGTTTGCGGTTTCTTTGATATCCCATCGTCCATACACTATAGTATCTACAAACCATCCATCTAGAGTAACCTTGACTACAGCTATAGCTGTTTCATCTAGATGCTTCTTCTTGTTAGTGGCTTGCTTGCTTACATCTTCAAAGCCAGCCAAATCAACAGCGATGTAATACTGACCGTCGCTAGGAGTATCGTCGCTATCAACATAATGTATCCATTCTTCTTTAAATAACTCTGAGGACGCTGCCTCGAAACTAGCAAGGTATTCCTGTCTAAAACTGAAGGAAGACATTGACTTCTTTGCAGCCTCAATCTCTTTAGGATCGAGAAGAGGGTTATCAAAAGAAGTAAAGTGAAACGATACCCAGTCTTCATCTTCATCTTTCTGAGCCATCTGGTACAACTCGTAAAAGTGATTCCTGCCCTTTGGGGTTCCAATGAACAGTGCTCCACCCTTTACATCTGATAATGCTGGTCTAAGAATTTGCTCAAAGACCTGTGGCTTCATGTCAGCGTACTCGTCAACTACAACGTAAGCAAGACCAACACCACGCATAGTATCAGGGCGATCAGATCCTTTAAGGTAAATCTTTCGATCATTAACTAAAGTTATTACCGCCGTATTCTCGTGGACAGTTTTGATAACTTCGTGTCCAAGCTCTTTAAGAACCGTCCACATAATGTCTTTAGCTTGCTGAAAAGTTGGGGCAACATAGAAGACATCCTTCTCTTTAGATTTCAAAGCCTCAATGATGAGGGTCCAAGCTGCAAGCCTTGACTTACCAAACCGTCTACCTGCAGCTACTACCTTAAACCGATGTTCGTCATTAAATACTTCAGTCTGCTTTGGATGTAGCTCGACTCTAAGGTTTGCCATCCGAGTCCTCTACATCGATAATTTCGTATCCAATCTCCTCAGTCTCTGTCGCAGCTATCTGGGGAGTACCAGTGGTCACAATCTGAACCTGTATCGAGTTGCTTCTGCCCTGACCCTGCTTCTCAAAGTGAGAGATTGGCAGCAGTCTGTCGATGCACATCTTGAGGCAGGCTACCTGATCCTTATCCCCATCGTCCATTGCCTTGCGGAGTACGGTCTCAATGACCTTCTCACCGCTGGTGGACAGAAGACGGGCATATAACTCTTTGATTCTTGCTGCCTCGCCGGGAGGACGACCTACCACGCCTCGCTTTTTCTTGGATTCGACATCAGCTTTTCT